TAAGACTTTATGTACTGCTGTACCCATCATCATCCAGATGCGATCCATTACATCTTCTTCAATAACGAATTTACGTTTAAGGATACGTATTTGTGGGGCATCAATTAGCTGTGTAACTGATATATCTCCATTTACCCTATGTCGGTCAACTTCTGTTGCTCGTACAAAGTTAGCGGGTAGGTTGTGTTTGTTAGTTATTATCGTTGGCATCTGGTCTTTTTAAATTAAATAATTATGTTCCCTTGCCCATTTAGGGTTTTCGTGAATCCTTCTTGGGTGACAAGTTGAACAACAAGCCATAAAGTAATCTACATTGTAAAGTAATTCTCCTATTCTCCCCGCTTTATGATGCAGGTTAGTGGTAGGCTTATTACAATCGTGTACTTCACAAATAGGATGTTCTGATAGGTATTTATCTCTTACGATACGATACTTCTTTAAATCCTCTAATTTCTTGTCGCTAAAGGCGGGGATACGTTTAGTTTTCTTCTTTTCAAGTTTACCTTTAAAGTAACACACTTTACATTCAGCAGGATTCCTACGATATAGAAGTGTGTCACTAAGGTTACATTTAGTACAATCTCCGTACTTAGCTTTTATCATTTGAATAAAGTATGATTTTATTCATCATCTTTTTAGACTTTGAAAAGATGGTCCAACGATTTACATCAGCAAAGATTATTTTAATAATCTCCATTACTAATGTTTGCTTTGTAGCGTTAATACTTCCTTTAGGGGTTTTGCCATCTCCAGCGTAAAAGTGAATGTACTTTTCACAGTTTTCCATAAAATTTTCGTAACCGTTCTTTTTAACGATTAAACGTAGTTTTTTAGCAAGTGTAGATGATTCGTTAACTGACAGTACGCATTTGTGACTGTAAAGTAATTCATCAGTGCTTAATCTTTGAATGAATCTTGATAATTCAAGAGTGTCGTTGATCCTTTTCAGACCTTTACTAACATTGATCATATTTATTGGTTTTTGGGTTTACAAGTCACTAACGATTTCCTTGCCACAATCATTACACTTAAATATGTAACGTTGGTCTTGGTAATCCATATTTATAAGAGTTGTGTTTTTGTGTCTACAAAACAACTGGTTTATAAACTTTAAAAATCTCTCTCGCATACTGCTATGATTTTTTCATTTTAGTAATAAATTCGAATTGGTCATCCGGGATAGCATCGACTAATTGGTTAAAAAGAACACAAACAGCTTTTAAACGTTGTTCGTTGTTTTTTAAATCCTTTGGGTCGCATCCGTTGGCTAAGTTAATGTTAACAGCCTTATTAATCGCAAAGGTCATTTCCTTGTCGATTTCAATAATGTTTTTTGACATATTTTAAAGAGGTTTAAAGGTCATAATAACCTTATGTTTGTAATTTGGGTTATCTCGCTTGAATGAGCTTTTAGCGGTTGATAAAGCAACTCTTTCTCTTAAGGTCATCTTCTCACGTACAATTAGTTTTGAAGTTCCTGAAAGAGATTGTAAGTGTTCAGCAGTAGCTCCATCGCATTTGTTTGATTGGTTGATAATGTAACAACCTTGGTTTAAATTGATTTTCATATTGTTCTTTTTTCTTGGTTACAAAGATAATAATTAATAATTAATAATAACAAATTATTATAAATAATTTTTTAAAGTTGATTTTAAATTAGATGAATTAAATTTCACTTCCCATTTATCTGAAACTTCTTCTATACAAGCATTAGCGAAATCAAAGTATTGATAATCTTTTACTTCAATTAGGTTTTCTACTTGTCTAACTGAATGTATAACTGTAGCGTGATTTCTTCCCCCGATTGATTTAGCGATAACATCTAAGGTTATGTAAGGAGCGTGTTTACGAATGATAAACATTGCTACTTGTCGCATTACTACTACTTCACGTTTTCTTGATCGTTCTTGAAAAAGCGGGGGAAACTCTAATCCTAAAAAGTCATTAGCTTTTTCTTTTACAGTATCAATAACATCGTTAATAAATCTAACGTGTGATTGGAGGTGTGTTTCCCATACAATATTCCTACGTGATTCCCTGGTTAATTTCTGTTGAATCTTACTAATCATTTCTCTGTTTATTGGGTCTGCTAATTGGTACATAATTTTTAAATTTTTTTAAATCCTGTTAATCCTGTTAATTGTTCTACTTTGTATTCTACGCTATCGGGTACTTCGTAACCGTGTGATTCGATAAAGTGAATACAGTCTGTTAAATATTTTCTAAATCTATCCTTAGTCATTCTTGATTTTGGTTCGAGGAAAGGAACTTGCTCACCTGTTTTGGAGTTTATAAGGAAGTCTTTAGCGCATTGAGTTTTAAGTATTTCATCGGCTTTATACTTATCAACACTTTCCCAGCCTAAGTCTGTAAAAAGGGTCATAGCAACTGAACAAACTACTTTGTGGTAATATGCGTACATCTGTTCTTTTTCGGCTTTTAAAACTGTTGGCTCGATTACTATGCTTAGTTCTGTTCCTTGCATTAAAGTAAGGTACTTTAAGAAGGTTTCGTTACCGTAAAGGTCTATTAGTATATCCCGCAGGTTTATAGCTTGGCGTGGGGTAAACTTAGTTGTGTAAGAGATTATTTTACTGCTCATCAGGTTCTTCAATTATTTGAAACATTTTTTTATAAATCATTGCTAAATCGGTACGTTTATTTTCTGCTGTTTTAATTAGTGTACCTAATTCAGGCTTTCGTTTAACGAATAGATTTTTAAGTTCTGGTAGTGTAAGACCTTTAACTTGCTCACACGCTTCCATAAGGCGGGAAAAACATTGTTGATCGAGATTGTTCTGTATCTTTTCATTATCTTTAAAACATTGTATAAAAGATTCTAATCCTACAAGTAGTGAAGTAATCTTAATATCAATAAGATAGTTTTTAAGAGAGTACTTACTTTCAAATGATTTAGTAAAGTTCTCGAATTTCCCGGTTGAATACTGAAAGTAAATATATCCTATTTTAGTTTCAGTTAGTAGGTAGATGTCTATCATTTAAAAAGGTATTTCTGATTTTTTAATTTTAACTAAATGCTTTCTTAATTTATGTAGTGAGTGAAACTTTCCGTTAATCGAGTAACCTATACACCCGTTATTATACACTTGTTTAATCTGTCTATTGGTTTTTAAATTAAAACACTTTTTGCATTGAGTGAATCCGTAATTATCCGCAAAATCAATTACAAATTTAATAGTATATCTTATTGATATTGATTTCATTCTTACTATGTTTAGTTGCGTGTAGCGAGGAGTTATGTGCAAGGCTACGAAACTGCATCTAAACGAGCATTTGTTATTTCAATAGCCTTTGGATTAATGTCGCAACCTATAAAATTTCTGTTTAGTTCTTTACAAACTACTGCTGTTGTTCCACTCCCTAAATAATAATCAGCAACAGTATCTCCTTCGTTTGAACTTGCTTTTATAATTCGTTCAATTAATGCCTTTGGTTTTTGGGTTTGATACATTTGTATTTCATCATCATTTTGAAAAAATCCACTTTTATCTTGCAGTCCTTTTATATTCCACCAATCCTGCAAACTACTTCCGTATTGGTTTAGTTGCTTGTTAAATGTGTATTGATTTGATTTTGTATAAAAGTGAATATCATCGTGCGTTCTACGAAAGTATTTTTTACCGTGTCCACCACCTGCTCCGTAACACCAAACAATAGTATTCTTAAAATTATCATACAAAAAAACATCATCCATTAAACACCTTAACCAATGTGATATTCTCCAATCCATTTGTAAATAAATACTTCCATTTGATTTCAGTACTCGGTGCATTTCTTTTATTCTCGGTAAATAAAAATCTTCAATCACCTTTTTATCTGCCTTCAAGTCCTGATAGTCGCCAAAGTTTCTGCCAGTTCCATAAAGTATATCGCAGTAAATCAAATCTATACTTTCATCAAGTTGCGACAAAAGGAGTTCAAGGTTATCAACCGCCCTGCACATAACACGGGTTTGGCAAAATGGCTGTTCAGTAATTCTATCAATCATTTGTATTTAATTTTAAGTTTAGTAATTCTATTTAGCTTCGGGTTCAGCCACTTCGCCAAGCCGAGAACCGTTAGCAGCCATTAAAAGACCGCCACAACTCGACAAACTTTTCCCGTTTCATTTGCCTTAGTTCTCTATTGTCAGCATACTTTCTTTCGTGGTAAATTTCAATTTCACTCCCACCTGTGAAGTAAACTGAATACCTAAGCCAAGAACTATCACCGCCAACTTTTCCAACTCGTTCAATTTTGCGTAAATCAATAGTATCACCGCCAATATCAACCAAAGGATTAACGGCTGCTAACACATTATTTGCGTCAGTGGGGGTTTCGTGTTTCAAATTATCTTTCTGCATATTATTAAAGTTTTGTTTTTCAAATGAAGTTCAGTAGTTCAAATCCCCACCAAACGCAAATAATCGTAACGTTATACTACTTCCCTAAATCATAAGCAATGAAATCTTCTTTCATTTTAGTAATTGCAGCTAATGTAGAGAAAAAATAATCGCTTTTTTCATTGTAAACAATTACAGATTTTCCCATACTTTTGGTAACACTATATATAGCGGTGATGTATTTCTTTTCGTTAATAAAGGCACTGTCGCAGATGTCAAAAAACTGTAACAAATCTTCTTTAGTTGCAAATTTAATGTACTCAACGCTTATAATTGTTTTATACATTGCGTTTTTAAAATATATTGCGTAAGTACTTCCATCCTCTCCATAATCAAAGTGTTTCAATGTTACTGCTGTCATTGAGTTTCTACTGATAATAATAGGGTCTTTCATTTGAATAACCTGTTGTTGCCCTACGCTTGATGCTATCATCCCGATAACAAAAAGTCCTGTGATAATTGTTTTTTTCATTTTGTGTTTTTTGTTTATTTATTTTTTAATTTCGTTTATATCGTAGTAAAAGGAATCTCCATTTGCGCTTACCCACCTGTCGCTTTCAGCTTCTACGCATTGCAAAGTTGTATCTACCTTAAATTCTTTTGGATCTACTGGAAATTCATTTGTTATAAAATTAGAATCTTTCCAAAATATTCTATTGTTGGGTTGGCAAAGTAAATAACCATCATCTGCTAAAAGTATATGTCCGCACTTATAGTCGCTTGGCTCATCACTATATGGGTTATTAAACCAATCAACAGTAAATAAGTAAGTAGCCCAAATAAGTGACTTATCTTTTAAAATAACTTTACATCTTTTTTCAGATAGATAAAAATACTCGACAACAGATACATTTTCTGAAAAACAATCCCAAAGTTGTTTAAAATCCGCAGGAATATCTTTTTCAGTTTCTTCATAAAATAGTTCTGATATAGGCACTCTACTACGCAGCATACCGTAGTCTGTCATTATATGGAATGTTAGTATTTTTCCTGCAACACTTTGTATTGCGAAGGCATAACAGTTGTCAAAAATAAGTTTATCACTTTCTTTTTTTGTTAACCAACTTCTTCTTACCTTTAGCTTTAGGTTTGGTATATTGGTGTTTAATACATTAGATTCTATTGTTGTCATTTTTTTAAGTTTAATTATTTTTTTTTTAATTACTCCCCCATACAAGCCAATGTGAATTGCATTGATCTTACTCGTTCCCTAAAAGATTCACGGTACTTTACCCAATCTTCTTCAGATTCGGCTATGTAATAACCGTTTTTTGAAGCGCAAAGTTTAGGTGCCATATTGTGTACACGAATGTATTGTATGTACTTTCTGATTTTAGCATCAGAAGTGTCCATATTTCTTTCAGAAAGTTTCTTTCTAATTTCTCTATTTGTTATTGCATTTCCCGCCCCTATGCGCAGGGAAATACTTTTAGCAATAAGATTAACTACCCTAATTTCTTCGGGAGTAACATCAACTGTGTATTCTTCAAATCCTTGTATCATAACTTTACTTTCCTTTAATTAGTTCGTCTGTTCTTTCTTTAAGCATCAGTATGAAGCTCTTGATTTTGTATTGTATTGTTTTCATTGTACCAATCCTTTTCTGTTTCCGATAGATTCTCCCACGTATAGGCGGGGAAATTTAATAGTTCTTCTTCTGTTGCATCCATTTCTTTTCTATTCCATATATCTAAAAATAATCTACTATTGGAAACAACTCTTTTTAATTCTCTTTGAGGAATACCAGTTGCTCTACATAACGTTTTAAAGATAGTAATTTCTGCTTTCCCACTTTGTGCCATAACTCCGTAGGCTTTTAATATAAACTCGTCTTGTGTCATTTATATAACCGTTAATAGTGTTTCTTTTGGATAACTTCCTTTCTTCCATACAAAGTGAGCATACTCGATTGAATCTGCTGTCAAAGGTTTTAATCCTTCCGCTTTTCTTTTAGCATTTTGCTTATCTGTAATGAATGATATTCTTTTGTGATGAACATAACATCTAATTGGCATTTGTTTTTCAAACAAAGCTTTTCTTGATGCACTTCCAAAGAAATTTAATCTCAATAACATTATCACATATCCGCCTTCGGGAGCTATCTCTAATGATTTTTTGATAATATCTTCTGCAATATCGAATGGAGGGTTTGTAATGATTATTTTGTGGTCAAGAAAATTTTGTTTATCTGCTTCCAAAAAGTCCATTATAATGTCTGCTTTTGAATCTTCACGAATATCTAACGAACAAACATCTGCATTAAATTCCGACTGAATAACTGCGGGGTAAGACATTTCATCTTCTTCACTACCTCCAGCACAAGGGTCCAACCAATTAATTTTATCAGGTCTATCAATATTTTCATCTACTAAAAATACCGACAAGAACTCTCTAATACATTTTTGTGGTGTTACGTAGTAATCTGCTTTATGTCTATCGTAACCTCTGTTTGTTGAACTCATAGTGTTTAATATTAATTGTTTTTATTGTATTGTATCAGTACCGGGAATCGAACCCAGTTTTTCAGCTAACATCATGACAAATCGCTGCGTTTTAACCTGTATAAACTACCTGATATATGTTTGGGAGTTACCCCAAACTATTCTTTTTTCTTTTTTAACTTACCTTTTAACTTTTGGCTCCAGCTTAATTTCGCTTCGGCTTGTTCTTTTAGTTCCCTTTTAACTGAATCGTGTGCTGCATCCAATACGTGACCTTTTGCGAGGGTTTTTTCAATCTTTAATCTCTCAACCTTACTTAGTAGGTTTTTCGCTCCCTTAGTGCGTGTAACTTCCTTTTTGTATTGTTTTACCTTTTCATCGTATTGTTCTTGGGTAAGCTCAATATGTCCTGGTAGTCGTACATATTTATTGTAGTAGTAAAGTGGATCATTAGCGCATCTTTCTATTTCTTCTATATCTGTGACATTTGGGCCGGGAATATCCCTAAATTTATCTTGTTCCATTTAAAATTGTATTTACTTGATTAATAAAGTTGTTCATTTCGTTTGCTAATAGCCTTGCAAAGTATAAATTACGCACTCTTTTAGCATTAATGTGAGTATATTTACTTATTAGGTTTAAATCCTCCTGTATGTGGCTTATTTTAATGTTGGGTGGTTTTTTCATTTTTCTTTTTACTTATTGTATTGTTTTAATTTCTATTTTAAATTTTATTTGATATAATACCTTGTACTTTTCTCGCTTACTTGAACATTCATTCGGAGTGTTGTATTTAATGCGTTTAAATCGTCTTATATGTTCAGGTATACTTGCTTCGTTTAAATCCCTTTCGTCTTCGATAAGGAAATCTTTTGATTGTATTGTTATCTTTACGTTTTTCATTGTATTGTATTAATTAAGTTCGTTTATATTGCCTTGAATATCCTTTCTTAATCCAATTGGATAGTTATACCAGCTAACGTATTGACTCGCCATGTCGTGTAAGCATTGCAGGTCGTTTGAATATCTTATAAAGTATATTGATTCACTACCATCTTTGTGGCACCCTTTTACGATCATTGCGTACTTTTTCTTTGAGCTGTATTTGTTTGCATCCTTACCAGGAGATAACACTGTTTCTCTTTCAAGTTCTGGATATGATTCTTTTATTATTGCGTAGTTGTATGGAGTTTTCATAGTATAATGTTTTTAACGTTTCCAGAAGGCATTGTAGTTATTCTCATTCGGTATGCGCCATCTTTTTTACATACCTTATATTGATCTTTTAATTCTTTTAAAGTAGGTTTGCAGTCAAATGTAGTGCTTCTTTGAAGCAACCATGTATTGTCTTTAGTAAATAGAGTTACTGTAACGTCTAATTTACCTTGTGATGTTGTAGTGAAAAATGCCATGATGTTTTGTTTTTTTTATTTATTACTATTTTGTTTTTCGTACAAAGAAATTAATTTCTTTAAGATGAAAAAATTGATTATAAGCGTGGGGAATACATAGATTCCGTATTCAAGTCCTGTAAATATTCCTTGTGTTATTGTTAAGATGATAAGCATCCCAAATAATAAGCTTGTTGTTGATATGTACATAAGTTTTCTATTGTATTGTATTAAATATTTCCCTCGTCTGCAAATGAATAATAACTTTCCTCTGTAATTATAAGGTGGTCCATTAGTGTAACATCAAATAATAACGCTGCTTGTTTAATTTTCTGTGTAATTTCCTTATCAGCGTTACTGGGCGTTGTATTTCCAGAAGGGTGGTTATGGCAAAGTATTATTGAACTTGCATTTAGATCAATAGCTGGTTTAATAACGTGCTTTACTTCGACTACTGTACCTGTTATACCTCCTTCAGATATTTTCATTACTGCAAGTACTTGATTGAATCTATTTAGATACATTGTATAAAAAACTTCTTTGAGTTCCATATTTTTTTCGTATGCTTCAATACTTTTAAAAATGATTGAGCAACTTTTTGAATCGTGTATTTTCTTTCTTTCTGAAGCCTTAACTTTTGTTTTGTAAGTTAATTCGATTTCGGCTACTTTGTTTAAATTTTCCATGATGTTTTTTTATTATTTTATTGTATTGTTTTAAAATTTGTTTTGAGCTTTAAACATGTAGCCCCTTAAAAATTGATTCATTTCCCGCGTTAACATATATTCGGTTTTAACTATGTGGTTTTTCATTAGAGCAACCTTTTCGCCTTGAATTTTCGGGGCAAATGATAGTTGAAAATCTTTAAGTTCTGGACAAAGTTCCTTTGCTGCGGTTAACATATTGTTTACTGCTTCGATTGGTAGGCGTTTGTGTGGCATTGTAGATAGTTTTTAAATTTCTTCTCCTTCTGTGTCTATTGTTGTTGCTGCACCAAAGATGAAGCAAATTTCATCAACTATACAATCTCCTACTTCTGGGCTTTTGTACTTCATTAAAACTTGTCTTAATCTTTCGTGGTTTTCACGGGCTTCTTGTACATCTAAAGTGTTTTTGTTTACAAAACCTACTTCGATTGCTATTGTGCATCCTTTTTCAAGTGCTTCGTATAAACTTTTAGTTGTTTCGATTAAACTTTCCGTTTCTTCTTTTTCGTAAATTGCATACAATGGGAATAAGCCACTGCTATAGATTTCTTCTGCATTATTGGTAACATCTTTCCAGGTGAAGCCATCTTTAAATTGTATTGTTTTGTTATCATTATAACTATAGTATTCTATAATGTTTCTTAACCTATGATTCAATTCATTTGCTTCTTCTGAAGCTATTTGTACCCAATCATTACGATCTTCCAATTCATCCCCTGAATGTTCGAAAATTGCCTGTACCTTTTCTTTTCTGCTTTCAGAATTAATAGCTTTGTTTAAGTCTGAAATAATTTCTTTGTTATTTGCCATGATGTTATGTTTTTTTTTATTGTATTGTTTATATTTCTTCAAAAAGTACATTTGCCTGGACCTCTTGAATAAGGTAGTTTTCTTCTTCTCGATCCATTGTTGTGAAGTTCTTTGACAAATTATCTTTGTCATCTTCGTTTAACGGTTCTTTGTCCGTTAATTTAGTGTATTCCAATGCTCCATTAATAGCATTGTTAACGGTTGTGTAAATTCCTATGGGTTCGGTTGAACTTGTTTTGTCAACGGTGTTGAGTATGTATAAAAATTTCATTGTATTGTATTATTTAAGTGAATTGATAAAATTGATTAGGTCCTTTATTTGTTGGTTTTCTTTTCGCATGATGTTTAATTTTAATCTTCTAAAGTCGTTCCGTTAAAATCTAAATAGTCGACTTTTGGATACTTTTTTTCAATGTATTTTAATAGTTGATTTTTACTTCTAAATTTTTTCATTATTTCTCTATCGCTCCAGGCGTTTTGAAAACAATATTCTTTTATTATTGCAATATAATTTCCTTTAAATATTTTGCCTTTTGTTGGTAATAATAATACATTATCCGTTAATGTATTTTCTTGTAATATAAATTCTAATGCCATGATGTTTTTGTTTTTTTATGTCCCCGCTCCGATAATGAAGCGGGGGTAAATTATTATTTAATTAATGCACACTATTGAACTAATTTGTGCCGGTTTTCTTTTACCTTTTTCAATATCCAATAACTCGAATGCGTTTATTAGTTGTATTGAAGCAAATAGACGCATTTGCGAAGCGTTTAAGCGTTTAAATTTGAGTTGTTGGTATTCTGTATTCATTAGATTAGTTTTAATTCGTTTAACCTTGTTTCTGTGCTTTCTACATTAAAAACGTGGCACCCTATTTTAACAAAAGTTTTGCTTTGTTCTATTAATACCTTGTTTATTGTATAGGGACCTATTTTTTGCCCTATTACATTCACTTTGTTTTTGATAGCGTTAATAAATTTAATAGCATCTTTAATTAATACTTTTGCGCCAAAATTAGTTACAATTTTATCGTTTTCAACTTCTTTAATGAAATTAAGCGCGTTTGTGTTACCATTCAAAAAGTTTCTAATTTGAATATCAATATTAAATTCTTGATCTATAAAATTATCTATTTCGTATTCTAACTGATGCAATAAATTTTCTTTAAAACCTTTTAATTCATCTTCAATATGTTTTAACATCCAGTTAACTGCTTCAATTTTTTCATCAAAACATTTTATTGCGTCTTCAATCCTTTTAATAAGTTCCTTTTTTGTTTCGTTTCGATATATATTATCGTTTAATATTTCATTAAATTCCTTGTTGTTATCTTCGTTGTATGCGCTTTGTAAATAATAGTACATGTTCGCTTCATCTTCGCAAAAATTTTCTACTTCGCTACATTCTGCAAATGATAACCATCCTCCAGACCTTCCAAACTGCCAAACATTTTTTTCATCAAATTGTGAAAGGATACAATATTCTTGAAAGTCTTTTTCATTTTTTGAAATAAAGTATTTTTGAAATTCTTTTAATGTTTTGTCTTCGTGTCCTTCAATGTAGTTGTAATAGTATTTTAATTCGATACTGCAAAAGTTTTCTTTTATTGTGTTAAAAGCTCTCCAAAGTTTGTTAAAATTAGTTGTTGCGCATAAGTCTACAAAATCTTTAAAATAACTTACTTGATTTTCGCATGTATGATAGTAAATTGAATTTAGCCTATCTTCATTAAATTCTATTAATAAACTTTCTTTTTCTTCTTCGGTTAAGTTTAATGTTTTTATATGTTCTTCAACGTCTGAAGCGCTTAACCATTCGTAAACTTTAATATTGCCTACTATGTACCCCTCTCGAGTATCAAAGTCGTTACGCGCTTCAAAACTATTTATTTCATTTGCTCTCTCTAATAAGCTGAAAATTTGTTCGTTTATTTTACTAATTTTTTTCATGATGTTTTTTTTTAATTTGTTATTGTATTGTTTTTATAAATATTCTGGAAAGTCCATTCCATGTTTATGTGCAAAACTATCTTTGTTTTGTGTTTCTATTGTAATTGATATTTTATAATTCAACATTGCATCTAATTGCTGAAGATCAAAAATTTTATAATGTTCTTCTTGCGTTGGTTCTGCGTTAAATTCTGCGAAGCCTTTTAAGTAGAATTTTATCGCTTCTTGAATTAGTTTTGTTTGTCCTGTTGGTATTGTAATAGTTTCTTTAGGGTATAAATATTTATCATAATATTTATTCATTGACTTGTTTATTAACTTCTTTTCGCTTAAATTTAAGTGTGCATTTTTAATGCAAATTTTATTAAAGATAGTAGTTAATTTTTCGCACGGTTCTAAAAAACTTTCAAAATCTGGATGATCAATACCATGATGAAAATTTAATCCTATTATCTTTCCATTTTCGTATGTTAAAAATACGTATCTATCGTACAACTCTTGTACTAATATTTTTTTAATTGTTTTCATGATGTTCTTTTTTTTAATTTGTTATTTTTTTTAAATTACCCCGCGCCAATGTGAACGCGGGGTTAAAATTGTTATTTACTTGTTTCTTTACATTTATTAATAAACTCAATTAGTAGTTTATCAACTCTTTTTATTTGCACTTTGTATCCTAAATTATAGTTATTTACTATTTTTTGTGCCTTCGCTTCATACTTCTTTATAAGCTCCCAATTTACATTTTTACCTATTGGACTATAGCCAGTACTTAAACAAGTATTATCTATTTCGTAATAGTCACAATTCCAACCGTTGATCCCGCTTGAATATGCAAAGGGTTTTTTATAGTATGTTAGATATTGAATATCACAATATCCAATTGAAAAAATATTTACAAAGTTTTGTTTTATTTGGCTTTTTGTTACTTTAGCTTTCATGATGTTGTATTTTATTAATTATTAATTTTTGTAATGTGTTCGCGGGGTGAATTATTTATTTACTTTTTTATAATCTGAAATACCAGTATGCAAACGTAGGAATTCGTTTAAATACTTTGCAGTAGTTTTGCTTTGTGGTTGCCCTTCAACAATCTTAATTATTGGCTCGTTGCCTTGTTCGTAGTTTTCAATAGTACATACTATAGTAGAATAAGATTGAAATACTATTTTGCCATCTGCAAAAAAGTACATTTGATTTGGTGCTAATTGTTTAACTGTGTTCATGATGTTATATGTTTTTAATTTTACCCGCCTTAAATATAGGCGCGGGACAAACCTAATTATTACTATTTAATTAATTACTACATTCATATTGATTTTATAATTATGAAATTCAAAATACCAGTTTTCATCATTGTAAAGATTTTTAGCTATCTTTATTTTTTCTTCAGTATTTTCTATATTACCCAATACAATACTAAACACTTTATTTTCTAACGCTTTTACGGAGTGAATAGAAAAGTACTTCATTTCGTTATTTGATTTCATGATGTTATATATTTATATTATTAATTTACAAAGTTTAAAAATAAAGATAGGTTTTTAATTAGGTCCGTTTTCGGTTACTTAATTATAACCTATCTTTTAAAAATTAGTTCGTGCATCTATTTACCCGCTATTGATATACTAATGCTTCAACCTTTCAACACCACGAAGATAGAAACAATATTTTACATGACAATACAAAAAAGTAATAAAAAATAATAAATTATTATAAATAATTATTAAAACCTTGAATATCAAATAAATAAAAATGTATATTAAATGAAATTATCCGTTTTTAATCGGATAAATACGGCTAAAATAGCCCAAAATCGCTATGTAAGGCAAAGTACTTTGAATTTCAAAGTGTCAATATACTGTCAATTTGAGATCAATATCAAGACTATTTTAATCGAATTTAAGGAACTAAAATTTAATAGATATGCGATATATCAAAAAACAAGTAAAAAACGCTCAAAAGCCCCGTTTTAAGGTAGGCGCGGGAAAAACATAATACTATTAATTAAACTACTATTATAGACAAATACATAAGAGATAAACAAACAACCAACACAACAAACAAACAACATACAATACCAGGTATCAAGTAACCCAATATTCAAAGAAACAATTAAACAAGAAAACCAACACAATAAAAACCGATTGAGAGAGAGGCACAAAGGCGAAGCCACGAAGCACAAGACACGAAGCCCACAAAACTAATAAAGGTTATTATTGTTTATATGCAGATAAAAACAATAATTTTCTATAAAAATTCAATACTCTACCAATCCAATAGACTAATGTTCTTTTTTGTCTGATAATTTACATTATGTTAAATAGACTTTTCAAGCCCTTTATTTATGGGCAATGCGTAGCTCCTCCCCTACTCTATTGATATATAAAAACTATGTAATAAGTTACACGTGTTAGCGTATATGTAGCGGATCAACGTATGCACGTAGGCGCGTATCTACACGCATTGAAGCGTATATGTATATACATTGTTGCGTTGGTGCGTTGGCTCCTTTGTTACCTTTGTTTCCGATTCAGTGATGGGGAGGGGGGTGTTTGTTAGACATAATACCCCACCCATAGAATTATTTTCGATTTTAGATTCCTTAATACTTTTGTGTTCAGCGACTTAGGATATTGGTTATAGGATTATGTGAGGATACATTTTCTTTTAGAAAGTGGGTAGGGGGATTAAAAGTACCTTAATAAGAAAATAGGATTCCAAGAGTGTTTTTTATCCCATCGGTGTATATGTTATACTCAATCCCAGTAAAACCGTTGGTGAGGCGAGGTGTGGTTTAATGTTAGGATTCCAATAATAAACCTTGTTTATGAGGTGTTTCGGAAGTGAAAAGGGGTAGGGGGATAAAAAAGAACCCATATTTTTTAGGTATGGGTTATTCTGTGTATTCTTTTGTTAGGGATTTGTTGGTTATCATTCTTTCGTAGTCTTTCCAGAAGTATTTTGTTGCGTGAACAGTTCTTCAGTACTTTCCACTGGTTTATATCTGTATAGTAGGTTTTCGTAACGGTGGTTAAGTGTTTCAAGTTCTTCGAATAGTGAGTGTATTTCTTTTTTTAATCTTTTTGAGGTTGTTGGGTCCTTTAGGATTTTGTTTATTTTTTTAAGTTTCATTTTTTGTTTAGATTTGAGTATGAGAGAATATGTTTTATTACTTCTATGGCCCATCCATTACCGAGCATCCTGTAGATTTGAGTATCAGATGTATTTCCCCACGAGTACCATTCGGGAACGGTTTGTAATCGAGAACATTCGAGGGGTGTAAGTCTGCGGATTCGGAAGTCTTTTGTTAGTTGCATAAACTTTGTTTCGGAAGCCATAAGGGTGTTGGATTTGTCTATCATTTTTCTTCCTCTACTCGTAGAGGAATCGGGATGTTCGAAGTCGAAACATTCACCTGGTTGTATTTCAACGTAGCCTTTTTTTGTTGCTTCGGGGATTTGGATAATTAATTTTTGCCCATTCCTTTGAGATTTACTACCTATATTCGTTGTTAACGAACCGCTTTTTTGGTCTGTTCTAAATCTACTATTGTAATCATCGTAAATATTAATTTCAGTATTTTCTTTAGTAGCGTCATTAATTTTAGGGATTGTTATGCCTACTCCTCTTAGTTTTCCCCCGGCATCTGCACGTAAAGTTGGGTGCTTTGGGTTGTCTATGTGGGTTGGGTTGTCTTGGCGGTAGTTTGATATTTTGTCTGATCCATCAATCATAACGAGTTGACCGCAACTTTCATCGTTTCTTGCTCTTGCTGCTAATGTTCCGCTTTTACCATTTTTTCTTATTCTTATACCTTCGTCAGTTCTGAAGTCGCATCCTAAAACTATCTCTGTTTCTTTTACTGTTACTAATAAATCAGATTTATGCGCACAAAGAGCTGGGGAAATACCTTCGCTATCGTAGATTCTGTTTTGTTGGAAGGGTTGTTTACCGTTAGATTCTTTTGAAGGATTTATCTGCATTACAAGGTTATCTTTTTGCACTGTTGTAAGGCAGTTTGTTTTACCATCGTTACGAGGTTCAAGCATTTGTTCTGTTGGGCTACCTACTGTTCTATCTTTTGGATTGTCGGGGTTTCTACCTCGTTGGGCTACGATGAAGTCTTTAACATAAGTTTCCCCGCCATTGTGTACACCTTTATGATAATTAGCTGTTAATGTAGATGTTTTCTCCGAGCCATCATTATAAACTACGTTTTCAGTTCTTTCTTCTTTAGCTCTTAATAAGTAAGCTAAGGCTTTATCACTCAAAAAATACTTTTCATCCACTACTGGTTCAAGGATGTCTTTTAGTAGTATTCCTCTATCTTTTGGTTGTGGTATTTCACATACGGGATCACCTAAAAAGCCTTGTGGGAAGTTGTGTATGTTGGTCCAATAAAGTCTTTTACGGTTTTGTGCTGAAACTAATGCAGCGTTTATCATTATTGGGGCTATTCCTATTGCTCGTGAAAGTACAAGTTCCCATTCTTTTGTCATTACTACGTTTTCAAGTAGAAATTCTACATCGGGATTGTATTTTTGTATGTCACGAAGTATTCTCATATATTCCCAAAATAGGTATGATTGCCCTTCAAATTCAAAGTTTTTTGATTTAAGCTCAAGGTAGTGGTCAAGTTCTAATATTTTTATACTTTCTTTTGTTGACATACCTTTCATCTTCCCCGCGAATGAAAAGGACTGGCAGGGAGAACCTCCACCGAGTATCGAAATATAAGGAAGTTTAGTTACGTCTATATCTCTAACATCACCTAAGTGAATGGTATTTGGGAAAGCGTGTTTCGTTTGAGCGATAGCGTGTTTATCCACTTCTGAAGCGTAGTAGTTGTCGATTTTGATGTTAAGTTCTTTTAGTGCTATTTGAAAGCAAGACATTCCATCAAAAAGGGAAAGTGCGTTTGTTTCGTTGTTGTTGTTTTTCATAATTCTAATTTAACAAGACCAGATTTTAAATAGTATCTGTTCTAATTTTACGATGTAGGTATCCATATTTTCAAAATAACGATTGTTGCGTGTTAATTGTTTTCAAATAGTTTTCTAACGCTAACTCACGAGCTTTTACTGCGTCTAATTCATTTACAAAATAACCCAAGTGGATTCTTTTTTTATTTATACCAATATAAGCGTTCCATTTTTTAACGCCTTTTCTTTTACAAACGCCTCTATGTTTTGACGTGCATTCCTTGCTTTTTTGAACTCTACAAACGTTTTCTATATGTGTTATTACCTGTAAATTTTCAAGCCTATTGTCTGTTTTTATTCCATTAATATGGTCAACTACTTTATCGTGACCACAAGGGACGTGGTTTAAAAAAGACATCGCAACAAGTTGGTGAACTTTAAAGTGTTTTGATTTGTTATTTTTTAATAATACAAAACACAGATAATCTCCCTTTCCTTTGTGTCCGTTAGATATTCTTTCTTTACGCTTCACTAATCTGTCGGTATATGTATTCCATTCTTTAATTAAACTTTTTACTCTACCCATATTTGACACTTGATATAAACCTTCATAATTAGGTATGTCTTTCCAAATTTCCATATTATTTTTGTTAAATAAAAAACCCCGGTAAATCCTTTGGGGTCTCACTTCCAAATTCATTATCGAGGTTCAATAATTTTTTATGTTCTTAGCGTGAGACCGAACAGTAATACAAAGATAGTAATTATTTTAAATAAATCAGCATCCTTCAATATTTTTATAAACTTCTTTTATTCTTTGTATGTAGTTATCTTCTGGACAATATGCTTTGCAACCACTTTCTGTTTTGTACATACATTTTAAAAATTCAAAATAATCCCCGGTTCTGTAACGAATGTTTATGTTAAATTTATAAAATAGAACACACTGCTTCCAACTTTCAAATGTGATATGTGGGCCAAGTCCTAAAATGTTATTACGGTGTGTTGCGTTGTAGGATTTAAGGTGTTGGCTTTCGTATATTACTTGGGCCATTACAATATCAGGGTGTTTCATCCCTACTTGATAGAGGTATGAATGTACTTCCTTTAATGTTTGCCCTTGAAAGGATAATGGGAGTAGGAGGAATAGGAGTTTTTTCATTAATGCTTATTTGATTTCAAATTTAATCTTTCCCGCCCCTTAGTGTACAGAAAATGTTTTAAAGGCGTATTCCGTAGGATAGAGGGTGGGAAAGTTATTTGATGGTTATTTGATAAGTTGAAAATAAAAAGTAAATCTTTCTCTTACTCCTACTTCTTCTACTTCAAAGGAACCGTAGTTTGTGCTTTCATCAAAGCCTAAGATTTTCTTAAATAGGAATTGATTGCTTCCTGAAAAGTGGTAGCGTTCTGATAGTATTTCCCCGGCTTGGGTTACAGTCTTGGCTAAAACCTTTTCAGGTGGTTTTTTCAGTAAGATGTATCCTTTTTCTTTAAACCATCCTACAAGTGTGTGAGCATCTTCATACTCCATTGGTTCATCGTTTCCAATACCTGAATCCATTATGGATATTAGTTGGTCTTTGTTTACACCAAGTAGTTTACATAGGTCGTTTTGATCGTTACGGAAAACGAATCCATCTTCTCCGTATATGAATTTTATTTGTTCCATAGTTATCCTTTTAATTCTTGAATATCTGTTGAGTTGAAGATGGTATCGAGTGATACGGGTGCGCCTATTGATTGTAGGAATAGTACAGCGTGATACATTGTAGGTATCTTTGCTATGATAGGTGTTTTTTCTGGGGTTATTATAAACCATTTGTGTACCCCGCCTGTTGTTGTGTCGGGGGATATTTGATAACCATCCCTTTCGTATATTTCTACACGTATATCGTTTGGATCTTTGTGTAATTTGAATTTTAGGTATTCTGGAAAGAAAGGTTCATTCATTAAGTGAATACCCATTTCTTTGTTTTGAGTAATAAAGTCGTTAAGACGTTTTGTTACTTCTTGGATTTCCCTATGTCGTTTTGGGAATAATAGCTTGTGTAGGTTCATATTAATTTATTTATAGTGTACAATATTTGATTGAAGTTCTTTTGTTAAAATAGAGTTTATTTTATACTTCTTCTAATGTTAGGTTAACGAGTTCTGAAACATCAATGCTATCTAATTCCCCACAGGCTTTTATCATAATTTTAAGCATTTTTAAATCTTTTTCTAAAAATACAAATCTGGTAATTAGGTAGCAGTTGTAGGGAGCGCATCCTTTAAGGTTTACTTCTTTTAGTAGTACTCCAAATTGATTGTTTTGTAGGAGTTGATTGTAAACGTGGGTAACGTGGTACTTTTCTCCTTTTTTAATCCATTGTGATGTTGGTATTTCCTCCGGCTTGTCTGAATCGTTTATGCAATAGCAAGGTATCATATTATCTGTTCTTAATTTACTTTTAAAAAATATGCGGGTCTTTCCCCGCCTGTCACTCGTTAGATTATGCTCTCTGGACTTTATGAGTTAAGCCCCGATAACCGTAAGCATTTCGGTCAGTCTGCAACTGGGCGTAAACCTGTGACTGATTTTCCTTATCATTTACGCCTTGCTATGTGGTTGGGGCAGGAATCGAACCTACTCACGTGACTTAAGTTATGATGAATTGCACGATTTTCATCTTTTTAGCATCTACCCAATTATGCTACCCAACCGTTTTAAAAAATTCCCCGCTTGAATAGCGGTACAAGCAGGGAATTACAACTAACAAACACTACAAGTTTCTTCCAACAACTAATTAAAAAGAAACCTGTACGAAAATAATCTAATTTGTATTGGGGAATACGATTTGTTGAAAGGTTCTTCCCAATAGGTTTCGATTAATTTCTGATTTCAAAGTTAGTTTCTTTATCTTTACTATTATCCTTTTCTACACTAATGGAAAGTATTAAGTGAGGAAAGGTTTTGTTTGAGGATAAGCATTATTCGTTTATCTTTTCTCTTTATTTTAATTCTATTTTTATTTTCACTTTTTCTTTACACTACTTATACCTCTACTACAAAAACCCGAATCAAGACCCAAGGGATTAGATAACTGTAATAGGAAAATCGGAGTATGCTCTTCGTAAATGTTTCCATCACTATAAGTCATAAAACGGAAACTATGCTCCTTAGCGTATGCAATAGCTCTTAATGCAAATTCCTTCGTTACCCCTTCTTTTACAAGTTTAAAGTTACGTTGGTATCTTGCAATACCTACATCGTTTAAATATTTGCGTATTTTTACAGCAGTAGGCTTTGAACAATCTAATACTTTCCCCGCCTTATGTAACGATAGTCGTATTGGTCTGATGTCGTGTATGTCGTTGTCCTTTTGGAATTTTTTTAATGCCCTAAAAGCTTTCATTCCGACTTTCGCCTTCGGATTGCTTTCAAGGTAGGTATAAGTTCTACGGAAATTCTCTTTGACTTCGATCATCTTCTTCTGACGATACAAATTCGATATAATGGGAACGGATTTTAAAAATTGTTTAATACCTTTTAAGGTAGTTTCTTTGGTAAATAACCTAAAACCACTGTTAAAGTGGTATTTTCGGATGATTTTCTTATTGGAAATAATGGTTACAACACCATTTTTGTACGTTAATAGTCCTTTTTCCCGCAAAATGCTCAAATGTTTATACAAAACTTTGGTGTTTAAGCCCGTTTCTTCAACTTTAAATCGCTTGTGAGGGAAGTTTACAGATAAATAAACAAAATATGCAAGTGATGGCATCCAACCGTGCTTAAAAGCATCGTAATACATCTTTCCGTGTATTCTCGTGGTTTGATTCGTATTTTGCTGTTTAAATTTTGTCATTTTAGTGATATAATTAATTCTGCACTGCAAACATAAACATTATATCAATACAAAAGCAAATTTTTGGCAAAAAAAAAACACTGGGAACTAAAAACCAGTGTTTTTGATAAAAACGCTACATCACTAAAACGTTTTTAAGCCTGTAAAGAAATTTGCAGAATCTTAGGCTTGAAATTACAGCACAAATATCGTTATATTTCTAATACCAAACAACATTTACACTAATTATTTTAAAAATTTCTTTATTTAATGGTTTTTTACGGGGATAAACGGTAAAATTAGGCATAAAAAATCCCAACCTAAGTCGGGATTTAAAGATTTTAACTTACTTTTTAGTTGTTTTCTGTGTCAACTGTTGAGTTGGAGCTTTGTAAGTAGTTTTTTGTGTCAACTGTTGAGTTGGTTTTGCTGTGGTCTTTTGCGTTAATTGCTGTGACCTTCCTTTGTCTGGCATAATATAAGTTTTATTTATTAATAGTGAAACAAAGGTATGTAAAATAAAACTATAAAACAAAAAAAATCCCGCACTAAGTCGGGATTTAATGGTTGTACATCCTTTTTTACGATTAAGCAATCGAATTTACTGCTAATGTTCTGATGTTTCCAAGAGATGTGTTTCTTGAAGCAGAAGTTTTGTAAGTCCAAGTAACCGATGGAATCCCTGTGTTAAAGTTAAAAACAATAAGGAATCTGTCAGCCTTTGTTCCTACATCTTCTAAATCAACAGTTGCGATATTCGTTACTAATTCGATGTTTACATCTTCTCCCGAACTACCGGCAGCAGTTGGTCTGATTAATGGTTTTGCTAAAGCACTCATAAATTTATGGTTTTAAATTATTAATAATAGGGTACAAATATAATAACATTTCAAAAATAATTATATCTTTGCCTTTTAAATTTATTGAAAATGACACAAGTAAGTAAAACTTTTATTATTTCAGAGATTGCCAGAACGCCAATCGACCCAGTAAATATCAGCAATATGTTTACTTTTAAAAAGCAAGATGACATATTGAACGTGGGATTAACAAAAACAACTTCGTATGTAATTGCCTTTTATAAAGCAGACCCGTACTTAGATCACAATCCTATCCTATGGAAGTATGAAGGTGAATCTGAAAGAGATTGCGATTATAACAAGTTAATTAATTTATACACCGATAAAATAAGTTCACTATGAGCAAACGTGGAATGAGAAACATTGATTTCTTAGTAAACATTGAAAACTTGCAAGTAAACCTTGCAAAAGAAAGCTATCTTGCTAAAACTGCTGCTAAAAAGAAAAAAGTATTGAAAGCATTTGTTTCCTGCGAGAATATTAAAAAAATGATTTTCGAACACGATGGAGCAGCTTACGATATTGTAGAAACATTAGTTCCAATTATGGTTCCCAACAAGTACGATGAAGCGGGGGAAGAAGTAGAGCAATCTATGAAGCCTTTAATCGACTACACTTGTGATGGTTTATTAAGATGGACTTATATCTTAGGCAAAAACGGAAGATACGACCTTGACGAAGTAAAAGTAGAATTAGAGAAGATTAAAAAAGCTATTTAACCTATGGGTTTCAAAGGACATTCCATAAAGCATGAATTAATAACTGAAGGGCATTTAGACTTCTTACAGGAGATGCACGAATTAGGTGTAGACCTAACTCCCGAAGAGCTAAAAATGCTTGAACGTGCAAAGAGAGTTGCCTTTGGAGATACCGATATGGAAATACTTGCTCAAAAGCAAGAAGATAGAAAAGATTTTCACGATAACTTAACGGAAGGCAGGAAATATCCCGAAGAAAAGTTAGCTGACGAACATATAATGGTTATTGATAACTCCGAGTATGCAAAGGTAGTCGGGGAAGATAAAGCTAACTTTGCTTTCGTTCAAAGAGGAACACTTAACGATTCAAAAACTTACGAGGAACTTCAAGACAAAGCACTATTTTCCTTCAAAGGAGATGGGAGCGAAATAACAAAGAAAGATTGGTATCCCGAAAGTAATATTGAACATAAACCTGAATTTGTAGCTTGGATAAACAGTATCAATTCAGGATTCCAAAATATGATACAATACCAACCTTTTAGAAGGTATTGCCAACAAGCTAAAACGTGGTTAGACCAAGGCGGGGATTCCTCACAATTCACACGTAGAGATGAAAGAGATGCTTACCGCATAAACGAGTTTATACGTTGTAGAGAAAACACATTATACTTCTTAGATAAGTATCTTACCTTAAAAGATGGAGATTTAACCTCTGGAAACAACAAGTATAAATCAAAACCCGCTCACAAGGTAATTTGTTTCCTTATGGATTGTGGATATTCACTTATGGTGGGTAAAGGTAGACAGATGGCTGCAACCTCCACATTCGCGGGAACAGCATTAGCAAAGATTATTTTTCGTTCAGGATTTACAATGAAACTGATAGCCCAAGATGATATGAAGGCTAAAGAAATTGTAAATGATAAAGTAAAATTCCCTTTTAACAACCTACCTGAATGGATGAAGCCTACTGTTGGAAACGATAGAGAGGAAGTTCTAAGATTTGTAAAGAAAGGAGTTAAGAAAGGGTCTAAAGAAGGAGCTGATTCCATACTTCGAGTTGTTCCCCCAAGCGTAGGTGCAATCAATGGTGGTTCGCCTGATTGTGTTTACATAGATGAAGCAGGATATATCGGAATGTTAGGAAAAATGATTAAGGAAGCTCGACCAACAATGTTTGGACAAGACCCTAATACCGGTAAACTCAAAATGAAACGTCAAATAGTAATTTGGGGTACAGGAGGTACAGAAGAGGGGGAAGTTAAGAGAAAAACCAAATCATACGAAGTAGAATACTACAACTGTGTAAAACATTGGGAGGAAAAAGACTTCCATTATGGAATTATACCTTTGTTCTTTGATTGGACAGCAAGGCCGGGGATGACAAAAGAAATGTATCTTAAAGAGAAACGTGCTTATGCTAAAGAAGATGGTCCAGAAAAAGATGCTTCACTAATTCAATTCAAACAACACTACCCTTCCACTATACAAGATATGTTCCTTTCAACAGGAAAACTACTTGTATCTGCTGATTGGATAAATCAACAAATGGATAGGATTAGAAATGCTCCCCATAAGTTAAAATCACAAAAAGGATACTTTGAACCTATATTTGATTATACCCAACCTAAAGGAGAGTATTCAGATGTTCCCTATAAGATTATAGGAGCAACTTTTGTTCCATTGAATCCTTCTATGGATGAAATGAGTAGAGCAACAGTAGAGGTTTTCTTACCGCCAAGTAAAGCGTGGAGAAATAGATACTATCAAGGAACCGACCCTATTATGAATGATACAGGTTATTCAGATATGGCTTCGGTAATATACGATTCTCACTTCAATACGTTATCTGCTGTAATGAGCTATAGAGATAGCGATCACAAGTACAACTTCCTGCAAACACTTTTGTTAGGGCTGTACTTTGATACAAACAATAAGGGATTAGGAGTACCTGAATTAGTCGAAGCAAACATTGGAACAGCATATATAGATTACAAGGAAGAGAAAGGATACTTTAATTCACTTGTACATAATAAAGAGCTGCCTGATTACCTTACAGGCGGGGGAAGTATGATAGGGATAGATAATAGAGGAAATAGGTCAAGATTTATCATAAATAAGATGGCCGAGCTTATAACCACATCCGGGAATAAGTTTTACATATTGGACTTTTTTAGACAATTGGAAACCTTCCATTGTACGGTAACACAAAAAGGAGCCGAAGTCTGGGGTGTATCAGATAAAAGACAATTTAAAGATGATATACTTTATGCAACAGTTTTTGCTTACATTTGCAGAATGACATTTGATAGAAACCAACCTTACGAGGTAACTTCTGAAGCAATGACATATAAAGTAGTTCAAAAATTAGTAAGAAACAAGGATTTAACACTATCAAAAGTAGGAGTTAGAGTGCCTGTAAGACATTAATGATATGGGAAGAAAGATAGAAACCGAAAGAGATATAAGACCTGACAGTCAGGAAGCTTATGAAAGAAAAAATACTTACCTAAGTGACTACAGTTTATTTAGGCCTATATCTGTTCGTGGATTATTGAATGACTACCCTGAATTAAATGACGTTGTTGAATTTAAGAAGTTAAGCAAGGTAGAACTATTGTTTACTTGGTATTTCGCAAATGAAGCAAGTCCTTTCTTTGATATTGACGATGAATTTGAGAGAGCAAAAAGCTCTTTAAAGTATGCTTTATATGTAGCGCAAGATAATTCGGCTACAAGGTCAATAAGACAACAATATGCAACGCTTGAATTTCCAGAGAAAGTAGCTTCAGCAATATTGAAGATGAAAACTTACAAACTTGGGCCAAGAGTTCGAGCAAAAAAGATGGTCGATAATATTTTGAATAACTTTGAAAAGATTATCAAAATGGATATTGATTCAGATGAATTTAAAAAGGAAGGAGAAAAGGATTTTGACAAAATAAAGAAGTATGTAGATTCAGCTACTAACATCGCTAAAAATATACCTGATTTAATCAGTATGTCGGAAAGTGGATTTGCAGTAGCGAAGCGCGGGGAAGAAATGTCAGATTCAGAAGTAGATGGAGGAGGGTCATTGATTGACCAATGGCACGAAGAAAATTAACAAAAACAACTTTAAATATATGGCACTAATAGTAGCACCAGAAACAAGACCAAATAGGGTTATAGACGTAAAAGATGCGTTATACCACTTAAAGATGGCAAAGTACTGTCTTTATGTGGGCAATGATGGTCGTCATACAAGTTGGTTAACAAAAAATAAAGTAAATAAAGACTTTTACAAAGGTGATCAATGGTCATTACAAGAAGATAAACAAACATTCTTGCAAGATACAACCGGGAATACCACAACTCGTTTAGCGTTGGTTCAGAACTTAATCAGACCAATGGTAGAACAGTATCGTGGCAACTCCATAATCTTAAATATCAATGCTGCTGCAAAAAGCATATCAAGTCACTCTTTAAACAGAAGAGATAAAAGACTTACAGAACAGTTATTTAAAACAAGAGTAGCCCAAGAGTTTCCAAACGTAGGAAACATAATGAGAGATAACGACCCTTCAATTGGAAAAGAAGAAGGTCAAACAGAAATCATATTTGAGAACTTGTACGTTGACAACTTAACGCGGGAAATTAATGATTTATTAGATTACTCTAAGAAATTAAACAGATTCCAAAAGAAACAAGTAAAAGCATCTCAAAACTTAGCTTTAACTGGATTAGCAGTAGAACAAGCAATATTGCAAGGAGGAGATTTAAGATTTGAATCAATAGAGCCTGATGACTTCTTTTTTGATAGAGATGCAAGGGAGTTTGATTTGACCGATGCTGAATTTATGGGTACAGTAAAACCTATCGACATACCGTTAGTGTTAGAACGTTGGAATGTAAAGCCCGAAGATGCAGAAGCATTAGAAGAATACACTCGAAACGCAGGAAATGCCACAACTTACATATCAAGTACAAACACAAGAAACTACGGAGCTAATAAAGTTCCTGTTGTAACTGTATATTGGAAAGATACTGAAAGATACAAGTATGGTTGGGTAATGGATGAAGATAACTACCCTGTATTAGTAAGAATAGGAAAGAAAACAACTCAAAATTCATTAGATGCTGAAAAGATATATGAAGAAGCAGATTTGATTACCCCGCCTGACACACCTAAAAACCGTAAACTATTTCCTAATGGAAAAAAGACTACAATGCTTTACTGTGATGTATTAAGATATTGTACTTATATTCCAAGCGAAGTAGTTTCATCAATGAACTCAAGTGAAGCGCAAAAATATTCGGACATTATACTTGACTGGGGTATGGACCCTTACCAAGATACAAAATACCAAGACATTTCAAACGTTAATTTCCCTTTTAAAGTGGCTATTTGGGGTTATGTAGATGGAGAGATATTTTCACCGGTTGACGATGCAATAAGTCCACAAAGATTTATTAACCGTATGCTTTCATTATCAGAAAGCCGAATGAACAGTTCGGGAGGTTCCAACGTCATCATAGATGAAGATTCAGTTGAAGATGCAGAACAAACTTACTTAGACATTAAAGAAGGGAAGCCTATCACTGTAAGAACACGTGGGAAAGGAATACCAAATACTGTAGGTTATTACGATGCAACTCCAAAAGCGGGAACATACCAAATGTTTCAAATGATTAACAACATGCAAAACCTGATACAAACAGTAACAGGTGTGAATGAATCATTAAAAGGAGAATCAACAGGAAGCGATCAGTTAGTAGGGGTAACACAATTAATGATACAAAGAGGTTCGTTAATGCAGGAGCCATTTTACAATGCGTTATCAGATATGTTTATGCAGATGTATGAAACAGTTGCTACTGTAGGAAAAAAATACTACATTGATAATGAAAAAGAACTTTCTATTATTGCTGGTGACGAAGCGTTAAAAATCTTTAAGCTATCAGATGAATTAAGAAACGAAGATTTCGCAATTTTCGTGGAAAAAGAAAATTCTGACCAAGCGTTAAAGAATAATGCAAATCAAATGCTTCAAGTATTCCTTGAGATGGGAATGATAGATCAAGAGATTTTTGCAAACTTATACGAGAGAGCAACACCAAGTAAAGTGATGGCAGAAGTGAGGAGATTTGTTAAAATCCAAAGAGAAAGCGCACGTAGAGCAGAAGAGCAACAAAACGCTATGATGCAGCAAGAACAAGCAGCATTAGCAGAAGCGGTAACTATGGAACAAGCGCAATCACAAGCACAAAAAGACCAAGAATTTGGAAGAAAGATGGAGGAAAAAATGGTTGACCAAGATAATAAAATGGAGGAGATTTACGCTAAAGAATTATTAGCAAACCAACAAAAATAGAATTAAACCGATTAAATTTCTTTATAAACCGCTTGTGTATTAAAAAATAATTATAAATTTGCAAAAGAAAATTAAGTAAAGATGTCAGAAGAAATAGAACAAGTAGTACCAGATACTAATAAAAACACAGTAGAATCATTGATGAACGCAATGGGTTCGTTAGGCGGGGATAACCCATATTTAAACGAATTAAAGCAAATAAGAACTGAATCTGCTGAAGAAAATAAAGAGGTAATTGCTCCTACTAATGAAGAACAAAGTTTACCGCCTAACCCAATCGAGGGTGGGGAAAATATTGAAACTAAGGAAAATCTTGAAATAAATCCTATTTTTGGAGATAAAAACTTAGCTGTAAAAACTGAAACATATTATCCAATTGAAACGCCAAAGGAATTAAGTGAGGTAATCACAAAGTTTGGAGTTAAAGATTATGGGGAATTTGAGCAAAAGATAGAGGGATGGAAACAGACTGAAGAAAAGTACGTAGAGCAAACAAAGCAAGTAGAAAACTTTGAATCTATACTTTCAAGTCTTGACCCGGCTTTATACCTTGCTTTACAGAAAGCAGCGAGAGGGGAGGATTGGAGAGCTGAAATTAATCAAGCTCCTGCAATTGACTTCGCTAAATCAGTAGACCAAATTGATACGCAAAAACTCGTGGAAACATTTATGCCAAACGAATTTACAGCAGAAGATTGGGAAGAGTATAATGATCCACATGGAGATGCTTCAATTAAGAAAGCAATCAACATAGCATATTCATCTTCAAAAGAGAAGTTTGAAGCAAAGAAAGGAGATTTTAACACTAAAATCGAAACTGAAAAGAATCGAGGAGTTAAAGCTCAAGAAAATTTCAACGAATCGCTGGGAAAATCAGTTGACTTTGTTAAGAAACAAATGTCTGATATAGACCAAGGTTATTTGAATGGTGTTGTAGGTAAGATAACAAAAGAAGGTATAGTAAATGCCTTTTATAATACCGATGGCACTTTAAAAGAAACAGCAATAGCTTCTTTTATTCGTTCAACAGACGAATACGAGAACTTCGTTAAGATTAGAATTAACAATGCTGTAAAAGAAGCTGTCAACAAGGAAAGACAGAATCTATTGGAAAGAGGACAAGAAAACCCAAATATAAGAAGAAGCACGAACAGTGGAACAAATGATTTAAGACCAGAAGTACAAAGTAAGTTAGCAGAAATCGAAAGATTAGGAACAGGAAGCACTTATTAATAAACTTTAAAAAATCATTTTAAAATGGCAAATGAAACATATACACCGGGGACACAAAACTTACCCTTCGGTTTAAGAAACACAAACCCTCAAGGAGCGAATTACGCTAACGATTCTGCGTATTCTCCAGAGGAAAGTAACTTAATTGCAAAAGCAATTAGATACAAATTATTTGATGCTGCGCCAGAGCAGTATAACTCAATGAAAATTCTTTTCCAAAAAGAGGTTAAGGATGTAATGTCTGACGAGTTTGAATTTTTGGAATACACTTATGGTCGTTCACCAATGGAGTGTGTTGCTGGTGTACAAACAACTGCTGCTGCTGCTGCTGTTGTCGCTGTACCGGGTAACTTTGTGTCACATACGTTTAACGTAAGTGCTGCATCATTGTTAAGAATGTCTATCTCTAACATTATTACTTATCCTAACGGACAAGAAGGTGTTATAGTTAGTATTGTAGGTAACGTTGTTACTGTAAACTCGTTAACAAACGTTGGTTTACCAGGAGTAACTGCTGGAGATGTGTTCGCACTTCGTTCAACAATTATGGCTGATGGTCAAGATCAATTTGACAATTACTCAAGATTGGAAACAATCACTCGTTACAACTACGTACAATTATTCTTACGTGCTTCACGTTGGGATAGAGTAGAGCTAATCAAGTACAAAAATATGGGTACTACTGATTACTTAGATAGAGATAAAGAGGAGAAAATGCGTCAATTGCGTTTAGATATGTTTATTTCTTATTGGAATGGGCATAGAGGTGAGTACACTTTATCAGGAACAAGAGTTGCTAAATCAATGGGAGGTATCTACCCAACAATGATTGCTGCTGGTTCTGCGACATCTAACCCAACTGTCGGTGGTTTAGCTGCTGCTTTTGAAAACTTAGCGTTTAACACTAACTTCAAAGCTGAAGGAGCAACACGTTTCATTTATGGAACACACGAAGTATTACACGAGCTTTCTAAAATCTATCGTGTACCTGGTTTGAGATACAGACCAGAAGATAAAAACGTAAAACTTGACCTTGAGATGATTGAGGTAGGTGGAGCAAAATACGCGTTAGTTCCTTGTGAACTTTTCCGTGAACCTGCTAACTTCCCTGCTGATTGGGCAAGACGTTTATTTATCTTGGATCAAGAAACAATCAGACCGGTTAAATTGAAAGGTTTACCAATGTTTGAGATGAACGAAACTGATGATATTTCTAAAGGGCAAAAATCTTTCTATAAAGAGTGGTCTATTGCAGGTCAACTTTCTATGGAGTTCAACAACCCATTAGCTTCATTCATTATTGACGTTCAATAATAAAGAAAATCAATTCCCCTCTCTATAAGTTTAGGGAGGGGAATTTTTTAATAATCAAAAAATAATTTTATGCCAGAAGTACAAGAACAGGAAGAATTTGATAAAAGTAAAGTTGATAATAGCATAAACGAAGCTATGATTCAACAAATGAATCAAATGATGACCGAGATGGAGAACTTGAAAAGACAAGTTACTCAACCGGTTACAGCAGAACAGGATAACTACAAAAATCTTATACGAGATTTAGGTAAAGTAATCAATAAAGATTCGGACAGTAAGCCCGTATCGAATTTTCAAGGGTTTTCTGAAATTTCAGATACCGATCCAGACGATATTCTTTCACCAGAAGAAATCTGTACATTTATAAGCCATAAGGTTTTATATGTGATAGTAGATGGGTTCGTCAACAATAAGCCTGTAAAGGTTCCTTATAAACCGATTGTGTTTAAATTTCAAGGAGCTAAAAAAACGGGTTCAGGTAGAGATACTAATATCTTTAATTTTTCTACCTATGTGTGTAAATCGAGAAAAGAATTAAATTTCTTGAAAACACACCACTTATTTGGAGTTATGTTCTTTGATAATATAAACAAAAGTAAGTCTATTGATACTGAATACGCAATTAAACTTGCTTCAGCAATGAAAGCATTACAAACTGTTGAAGCAGGAAGATTAATACCAATGTGTAAAGAGCTTGGTATAGACATTACTTCTGATGCTGACGTTCACCAAATGAGAGCGCAGATTGCCATCAAAACCGCAGCCCAATACGAAAACTCGGCTAAATTAAAAGCTGAAGAAATGTTGAGGGAAACGGAAGCAAATAAATTATTTGCACCAAACCTTTAAAAACAATGAAAAATGATACCTGTTACAGAGATAGTTACGAGAGTTCAATCAATCCTTGATGCCGAGGGTTCAGACAGGTATTTATTTGATCAAGATTATAGACCCGCCATTAATTCAGCTAAAGACTGGATTGTGGCGGTTTTTAGTTCTATATTTTCAGATAAAAAAGTATCCGAAGAAAACTTGCGTGACCTTGTGTTTACGAGAGTATTCCAGACCTCTAAATTTTCGAGAATACAATTAGATACCTTGGTATCTCCTCACAATATTTGGAGTATTTTATCTGTAAATCCAGAAGCGGTAACATACCCAAACTCTACGATAACAACACCTCCTAACGATTGGACTTCTTATTTGAGAGGTGACTTGACTTACATTGAAAGTCAGCACTATGCAAAAAGAATGACTATTGAACAATGGGAGAATATGAAAACCAATATTTTTCAAGCGGGAAGCCCATCATTAACTAATAATTTAAAGACTTATGGTTACTTGAATGAGGGTAATTATAATTCCACCGCTTCCCCTACTGTAACTGGGGAAATTGAAATTTCTCCTAAATTAGAAAATAAATTAGTAGGTATTCGATACTTGAAATATCCAAATAACGTATCTTTGTTATCTGATAGTATAGAGTTTCCTTATTCAGTGTTGGACTTATTTGTGCAAAAGGTAGCAAACTTTATATCATTCAAGCAAGGTGATCAGACGAACCTATACACCGTAACGCAAAGAGATATAAGCACCTTAATACAATTAATGTCATGATAGGAGGAACAACTTTAAGGACAATAGTAAACGATATATCCAAGGACTTAAAACAAGTTTCTGATGATAAAGAAGTTTTAGACGTTCAAATAGCCCACTGGGTTATTATGATTGCTAACCGTATTCGTAGCCAACATATTTCCAAAAGAGATTCGGGAGCGTTTTTAAGCATATTCTCGAATATACCTGTACAGCAATTTACGGTTAATACAAACCCAAACGAAGTAAAAGGCAGGAAATATATTGAAATTCCCGAAGTAATTTACGATTACGATAAAGATGGAGGGATAGAATACATTTCTTATTATGTAGATGGCATTGAACCAGGTTGCCCCCCTCCATTTACGAATCAAACATTTACAAGAACAACACCTTCAGATGTACAAAGATTATACTTCACAAATTATGAGAAGCCTAATCCAAAAAACCCATACTTTTATAGAGTTGGCCCATACGTTTATTTATTGGGAGTTGAATGTGTGAATGTAAAAGCTATTGAGATAGGTATTTACGCAGCATTAAGACCGGTAACAGACCCTACATTAGATTTAGATAAACGATTTGATTTCCCGGAGGAAACGTTATACATTTTAAAACGTCAAGTCTTAGACTTAGGAAGATTTGTATTAATGATGCCAGAGGACAAGGTAAATGATGGGAATCAACAAGCAAATCAAGCAGTACCAACAAACAAACTTACTTCGGTAAATGAATTAACAGAAGATACACCAATTAATAAATAACAATGAACGCATCTAAATTTAACTTTGTTACAGCAAATGAAATACTTGCTGACGTTTTAAAATTAGTACGAGATGCTGATTTTAAGTTATTATCAAGAGGTTATTACGTATCACAGATACAACAAGCACTTGAGGAATTAGCATTTGATACTTACTTCGATGAAAAGCACGAAGCATTTGATATACCTGAAAATTTTAGGATAGAAATGCCGAGAGGAATGTTTAACATCAAAAACATGTACCTATTTAATGGAGATATTTGCGATATTGCAAGTTCAACCCCTGTATGGTATAAAGCTAATTTCATTAACGGAAAAAGCGGTAGTGGATATGTTGCTAACAATAAAGGAAACAATACCGACCCATTTACAAGAAGATTAGGAGTTGATCCAATGTTAAATTCTGGACTTTACTATTATGCTATCCAAAACGGGGAAATAATGTTAAGCTCAAATTGTGGTAACTATCAGAAACTATTTGTACATTACCACGGTACAGGAGGAGATGTAGGAGAAGTTCCATTCATACCTTTATTCCTAAGACAAGCAGTAAAAGATTACGTTACTGTAAATGCGTTGGAAGTAAGAGTAGCCGAAGCGGAATTATCTGAAATGGGTAGATGGGCCAATCTATTATCTTACCATAAAAACAACTTGGAAGAGCAATACGATGGTTCGTGGGCAAAAGCTGAAAAACGAGTTAGAAAACTCGATATGAAAGAGCGTAAAGATATTAAAGAATACATGCAAAAAATGTACTACTAATGCAACAAGAACACCACAATAAGGAAGTTAGAAACAATAATGCAGGTATTAACCAAGACATTAACGGAGAGATTTCTTCTGCACAAGATTCAGGGAAATACTACGATGCTCAAAATATGCGTTTATCTGACAGTAATGGAGATAAAGGTGTATTAAAGAAAATCAAAGGAGAGGATTTAATATACCCAAAAAATCAACCTACTGGTGATTATGTATGTATTGGAACGGTTGACGTTAATGGTCACTTAGTAGAATTTTTTGTAGAGGAAACTGCTGCTGACGACCCTATTATTAGAATAGATGGAGATTTGGCAGGGAAATCAGATAGGATGCCTTGGTTGTTAGCTTATCCATTACAAATAGACAAGAACGAGAACTGTTTAGGCGGGGAAATCTTCTTAACAGATTTCAACACACCTCCAATAATATTTAATGTTCAAGACATTATAGACAACCTATTAACTCAAAAATATTTCAGTGAGTTTAATCCCGCCTTATATGAGATTAATTTAACTGCTCCTTTAGATATACCTGTTTTTGTAGAATTAGTTAACGTAGGAGGGGGAGGCGGATTACCTGTTGGCACTTATCAATATTCTTTGAGATATTCAAACGATGCCGGGGATAAAACAAATTGGGGTCCATTAACACCAAACATACCTGTTGTCCAAAGTTTAAATTCAAACTCAAACCAATATCCAAGTGTAAAAACATACGGGGCTGACACTAACGTTACTTTAGCAACAAGTTATGGTCCAAAAATAAGATTTAGGGTGACTAACTTAGCTGGATACGAATACATTGAAATAAGAAGATTATCTTACAATATAGCTGCGGGAACAGACTTTGTTCCAAGCGGTGAAATTGTGGCAAAAATTCCTATTGCAGTTGATGAAATATCCATAAGAGAGTTTATTGACCCATTAGATTCCAATGTAGAAATAGTTTTAGCAGATTCAGAAGAAACTAACATTATGGGGTATATTGAGAAAGCAAAAGCAATTCGATACCACGATAAAAGATTGGTTTTAATGAATATTCAAACTTCTGATAGAGAAGATGATGGAACATTTTTAGATATTAACGGTAAAAAGATATTTCCAATAGTTCAAAAGATAGGCAAAGCAGGTCATAATGACCCTTATAACTTTACTTACTATAAGAATTATACAAGTGGGGAAAAGAATACATTTGCTATCAATTTTTACGATGGAACCGGGGGAAAAGGATTTGCATTTACCGATACAGATTTAGAAAACGTAGAAGCTCCAAACAGAAGAAATCCTGCCGATGCTGATAGCCAACTGTATTCATATAGAGGAACAGTAAAGGCAGCAGACACAACTTGTACAGTAGTAAGTCAAACCTTTGAGGTTTTTGATTTAGAAGATGCTATTAAAAAAGAGGATATTTGCCCTTTTAAAAACATATTAGATGTAATAGAAGGTAAAGATTCACTTTTTAACGGAATAAACGATTATTGTGACCCATCTCCTTTACAAATAGGAACAGTTGTACATTCAAATGATATAGGATTGGAAATATTCACTCCTATAAATCAAAATGATATAGATGTAACTGGACACGACTACGTTGTGAATACTGGCGTTGCTATTAACGATACAACTATGTACACTGGTCCAGATGTTGTGCCACAAGGATTTGCTCCAACGTATTATACGAGAGGATATGCTTTGGCGGGGATAGACAATATACCTTCTTGGGTTAAATCATTTTCTGTTGTAAAATCAGAAATAGCAAGTAGAGTAGTATGCCAAGGGATAGGATTCTATTCTTTAATATCAGGAGATTTAGGAACAGGAAGTTTGGGGACAAAAGATTTGAATAAATTTTGGTTTCATTCTCCCGATATTGAGCAAGGTTTAATAGCTGCTGATATTTTAAGTGATATTACTACAAATCCAAGCAATTACGCTATACAATTAATTTCTCCTTTGGGATTCTTTTCTGAAATTTATGGCTTCGAGGAAGCTACATTATCGAGAGATAGAATTATAGATATGATTAGTTATGCGAGAGTATTGCATGATGAAGGTCAAATAAACTATGATGAAGATTCTAACATTGGCATTGACGATGGTTCGGGGGAAAGATATATAACTTACAATAGATATAGAAACATAGCTGATACAGCAGGAGCAGGAGCATTTGGAAACGATGGTGACACTATCTTTACAATAGATGGATTCACTCCAATAATAGGAGATAGAGGTGGGGTGCATTACGAATTAGAAACAGCCGGAAACTTCTATAACACAGGAAACACAGGTGGAGTTGGAAATAATGATTTTGCCAATGCAGGATTAAAAGCATTTACAGAACCTATGTACATTGTGAACATTATCCAAACCGGGAAAGTAGTTAGAGATTTGAATATTAATTCATATCGCTCAACAGGATGTTACCAAAAAATGGAAAGTATTATTGGAGTAGGAGATAACACTGTAGATCAAGAGTTTTTATTAGTTGATGAAAGATGGGAAGATTGTATTCCTGCGCTTGATAGTACTTTTTCCTTTGCTTCTGATGAATCATTTGTTTACTTACAAGATGTTTTAGGGATAGAAAGGATATTCATGAATGTAACGTACTTGTCTGCTCCTGCAATAGCTTTAATCATAGCTGATATTACAGTAAATGGATTTTGGCTAAGTTTGAGCGGAAAACAAGTAAGAGGGCTTTATACACACACTAATGTTAATGACAAAGAATTTACATTAATATTTAACGTAAACGCTTACAATCCAGAAATAGGAGAAAGGGTGATTGTTAGATACGATACTCGATTACCAATAAGATTTTTTGGCGGGGATTCTACTATTTCAGAAAACATATTCTCTCCAATAGATAGAGAAGCCGATGGTAGTGATGGAGATACAAATCTATTTGGATTAGGAATAGGATTTCCTTATAGAAGATATGAAGTTAATCCGAGATACTACATTGTATCCGATACAAACGGAATAAATAAGATACAGGGAGCAAGTACGGTTGGATTAGGATGGATTCGTCAGATGACAGTAATGTACGCAAGTGAAAACCGAGTGGGAAACCAGTATGCTTACGGATTAACATATCCATTTCAACATTTCCCTCAAACTAACTACGTCATAAGACCCAACAGATTCAATAATAATTTTAGTTCAAACGACCCTGCAATAATAGCTTCAAACTGTAATTTATTTCCTGAATATTTTGACGATTACCCAGAAGAATGGAATAATTGGAGATTTGGAGGTTTCAGATTTAGAGAAAAGATAAATATTGATTACGCTGTAAAAGGTCCAATAGAGTTTTTCAGTAGACCCGAAGTGGGATATACCGATAACAATAAATTCTGCACAAGAGTATGGTGGAGTTTACCAAGACAAATTAATGTTCAAGATTCCCCATCTTTGAAATCATTTCCTGTAAATAACATTTACGATATTGACGACAAAAATGGAAGGATAGTATTTGCTTGGGATACGCAGACAGGTCAAACCGGGGAAAACTTATATGCTATAACACATAGTGGTATATGTTTGCTTTTAACTAACAAATCAATACTTTCCAATTTATCGGCAGATGACTTAACCGTAATGGCCGCTGATAGATTTATAAACAGTCAATATTGGATAAGCAATAACATTGGTTCCCCTGCTGAACTATGGAGAGGAATTGCGCAAGGAAGCGTAGATATTCAACAAGAAGGTGGGAACGCTGTAAGAAAGAGTGCTTTATACTTCTTTAACAAGGAAAGTGCTTACCGACTAATGGATAACGTAGTTTTAGATATAGCCGCTAATTCATACAGAAAAACATTAACTCCTATTTTACAATCTTTGGCAAATGATTATTCCAACAAAATATCTTCTGTATTTAACCGATTAAACAATGAATATTGGTTTCAGATAGCAGATAAAGAATTTGTATTTGACCAAAATTTCAATGCTTTCGTGGGGAGATTCACATACGATTTTGATAAATACACTTTTCATAAAAATAGAGTTTACGGATCAAGAGAATTAGAAACTTACAAATTAGAGGAAGGATTCCAAATAAACGGATTACCTATTGAAGCGTTTTTATTAAATAGAACTTCTGCTCCAACGCAACCTATTGAAAAGGAATTTATTTCTATAAATGTAAATACGGGTAAAAGAGGAACAATGAAGCCATCAAAAATAGAATTTTTAGATGAAGATTCACTTGGTGTAGTTTGCGCATTAGACCCTTTAATTCAAGGTAGTTTATACTTAAAACAATACGATGGATGGTTTCAATTTATTCCAAGAAAAGATGCTTCTGTATCAGTTTTAAGACATAGATTACAATCAAGGATATTATATTTCAAAATTATTCATACCTTTGAAGAGGAATTTAAAATAACTAATTCTATTATTCAATCGAAAAACATTAAATAATTATGGCAAACGGACAAGGAATGGCAGGTTTATCAGGCACAGCAGGAGGAGCTGCCCAAGGAGCTAAATTAGGCTCAATGTTAGGACCTAAAGGAATGATTGCTGGGGCTGCAATAGGGGGTTTAGTAGGTGGTATTTCAGGCGCAAATAAGAAAAAGAAAGCTAACGAAGCAAGTGATATTGCTCGTGTTGACCCTATGGAGCAATCTCGTATGGCAGAACTTAATCAGATAACTAAAAATTTATCTATTGGAGCCGATTCTTTAACACAAAATAGATTATCTGAATTACAGAAAGTTGGAGCGCAAACGCAGGGGGCAATTTCAAAAATTTCGGGTGGTGATGTAGGTTCAACAATGCAAGGTATGTTACAAGCTCAAAGAAACACTCAAACAGGAGTTAATACTGCTTTGGCTGATAGAGGACAATTACCATACTTTCAAAATTTAGCTCAACAGTTACAAACTCGAATGAGCCAAAGAAAATTGGAGTTGGACTTACTAAAAAGAAGTCAAGCTATGGCTGAAACAGCACAAGGACAAACAGATTCTAATCTTAATGCAAATGCTTACGCTTCTACTTTAATGGGAGGAGATGTAAACGCTATAAAGCAAGGATTAGCTGATGCAGGGATAAATCGTGATGCTATGGTTGCAGGAGGTCAAGGAGTGAAAAACTTTATAGGAGGTATATTTAACCCTAAAGGAAATGCTGAATATACAGGTATGCCTGAAAATTTAGGTAGATTTGGGGTAGACACACCACAGATAGATGTAGAATCAATAACAATAGCTTAAATTAAAAATAATGGCTAAGAAGAATAAGAAAAAACCGAGCGAAAGTTACTCTGGACCACTTCCTGAAGATAATACAAGAACAGGTGAAACGGATTATAGTCCACCTGCTAATAATTTTTTAGAAGCATTAAAAATCGCTTCAAGTTTAGATTTTTTAAATCTAAATAAATACAACAGGAATAAACTCCCTCCTTCCACGATAGACACAATGGCTGACAACACAAGAACGGGAGAGTTTAATGATATTTTAGGAACTTCTACACCCATTCCTAATGAAGTTGCTCCGGTAAACAACGCTTTACAAGTCCCAAGTAATGTAACGCAAAGTAGCGGGGGAGTTATACCAACAGCCCCAGTAATACCCCCTGTTCCAACTTCTCCTAACGGAATGACTGATTTGATAAATGCAGGTCAGACAGCCCAAGCACAGCAATTAGGAGTTGACCCTGCCGGAATGGCCTTCATTAACCAACAGAAAGCAGCTAATTTACCACAAACGGAAATTGGAGAGCAAGGGTTAGCATCTTTATTTCCCGGTATGAAACATAACATTAATGTTGGAACATACGGAGGAAGCATTGTAGGAAGTAATCCTATCTTTGTACCCGGTGGAAACATAATGGCTATTGACCCTATTTTAGAGAAAAGAAAATTAGAGGAAGCGGCAAAGATAAAAGCAGCGCAAGATGCAGCTAAAAACGCTGATTTCACTTTAAGAAAACCAAAGCAATTACAAGATAAATTCTATCAAGAATCCGTAAATAAAGAAGCTAATGCTTTAAATGAACAATTTATTAAGTTGGCAAGAGATATTTACGGTGAGGATGCTCAACAAGTTATCAATAATCCTCAAATGTTTGATATAGGTAGGGAGTACTTAGAGAATTTTGATGCTTTAGATTTGTTAGTAGAACAAGGCGACCAAATAACTACATTACTTGCCGATATGGAATCTCAAAGTGATGCAGGAACGCAAGTTTATGATGCTGAAACGTGGGAAATGAATAATTATATTCAATCACAAATGCGAGGTGAAGTTAAAGATTTAGTTAAATTTAGAGAGCAGACCCAAAAGTTTCAAGGCGGGAAAAACTTTGATGAATACTTGAATAAAAAAGGAATTTTAGATGGAATACAAGGAGAGATATTAGGGGGTACATCTATTCAGCCAAGTGAGTTTGAAGGTTACGCTACATTAAGCACTTCTGACAAGACTAAGTTTGATAAAAACATAGAGAACCTACTTGACTTCTATATGTCAAATAACAGTCCATTTGCAGAAGAAATATCAAAAGGATTGCTTACTCGCGATATGATGGAGAAAAGATTAAGAGGAAGTTTACAAAATAAATCTCAATCTAAATCTACAATTGCAAACGTATCTCCAAAAGATTCAGATGCTGGAGGAGGAACAAAAGTAACTGACTTGGATAATATTGATGGTGCGCCAAATACTAAAACCATAGGTGGTCAAACATACAATATGAATGGAGAGTTGATATTGAAAACTAAAAAAGGTGGAACGTTTAAATCTTCTGGTGTAACAGCTATTAATTCCGATGGAACAGAAGAAGTTTTAGAAGGTATAGTTGAAATTGTACCTGTATCAATGAACGCATTAGACATAAAAGAAGGTTCAGCTTCGGCAGAAGGTGGTGCTGTAACTGCGGGAAAAACCGTAAAAGCTTCAACTACACCAACAATGGTAGCGAGAGTTATTACATACACAGATGAAATAGATCCTATTACTGATAAACCTACTGGAAAACAAGTGCCTGTTACTGTTGATAAAGTGCTTAAACTTGACGAAACATTAATTAAAGCAGCCGAAGCAAATGGAGGTAGCTTAGGCTACGAAAAAGGAGTTATTGAACAAGGTGCTAAAAAAATAGTTGGACAAACGAAAAAAAGTGGTAACTTAGCACCCTCTGAACAAGAGGTAATAGATAAAACAGCCGAATACATTAAAAAGTACGGAGGAAACTAAAAGGTATAACCAATGGCAAAACAGAATGGAAATGAGTTAGAAACAATCGTTTCTAATATGGTAAAAGCAGGTGAATCGGAAGATAATATAAAACTTGTTATTCAAAATTATAATAAAGTAAAACAAGCTACTCCCGCTCCAACCGTTGAAAAAAAAAATCCTGTTCAATCTGGCGCAACTTTACCAAACGCTGCTCCGATTGGCGGGGAAAATGTTACAGTTTCTTCAACAGAAACCGCTTTACCGACTAC